GAAGGTAGACATCATGAACAAGATGGTCACCGAACTTAGTTTGTACATGACTGACATGGAAACAGATCGTTGCTTAGATTTTATGTTCACTATAGAATCTAGCAAGTTCGATGTCAATCCAACTGTGAGTGATTGCAAGACGCAATTGAAACTTATACTTGGCAGTGATCGCTATGATGAGATCGTAGAACAATGGAAACAGAACAACCAAAAATTGTTATCAGTGTTCGGTACACTGAAGTACAAGAGTAAACTAGACACTAGTGATAGAACATTATACGATGGTCTTGATCCAACAGACAATCCAGAAGATTGGGAGAAAATTTATGTTTAACAAGGAGAATAACATGAGTCATCCATTACCAACACGCGGTATGAGAACTGCTAAAAACAAAAGACCTAAACCACCAAAGAAGTGAGGTGATATATGAAACAAAGTAAACCTGTTAAATTACCACAGACAAATCAACAAGGCAAGAAAGTTGGTGCTGATGCAAAAGCATGTTGGAGTGGTTACAGATATAGTGGCACAGTGAATGGTCGCGATGTCTGTACGCCTGTAAAGAAAAAATGAGTTATAAGCCAACAGAGACCATGGCAAACAATGCCAAGCGTGGACTAAAAATGCGTGACGAAAGCACACCCAGCAATAAAGGCGGTACTAGTGTTGGCTTACAACGTGCTAATCAATTTGCAAAGCGTGAGAACGTTAGCCTTGATACTGTCATGCGCACATATCAATTCTTGAGCAGAGCAAGAGTCTATTATAAGCCAGGCGAAAATACCAAAGGTACACAAGCATATCTAATGTGGGGCGGACCTGCTGGCTTGACGTGGGCAATGAAGATACTTAAGGATGAAGGAGTCATCTGATGTACGATAATGTTGAAGAAATACAACGTGTCAATAATATGGATCAGCATCAGATACTTCTCAAAGTGCGCAATCTAAAGTATATGCCATTCATGACAAAGGAACAATTCAATGAACTTAGACAAGCAATCAGTGACAGATTACAAACGCATGGATATGAACTCACTAGTGCATGTTGTGGTAGATTCAGTGCCACTAAACTTAACAAAGAGTGATGGGAGCAAAATAAATGTCAGAAGAACAAAACAAACCAAAGCGTGGCGGAGCGAGACCGGGCGCGGGTCGCAAGAAGGGCATGATACAGAAACTCAGCGGCTCAGAGATATTGAAGCAGATACAACGCACGACAGGTAAACGATTTGAGCAGTTATTAGCAGAGCATTATATGGAAAGCATGTTGCGTCATGATTGGCAAGCAGTCAGAGATTATGAGAAGACCATACTTGCTAAAGTCGTCGCAGACAAAGTTGATGTCACAACGAATGGCGAGAGCATGAATGCACAGTTCGTATTTCCACAGCGTGAGTTAGCAGATTGGTCACAGATACCAATAACAATAACAACTGATGCAAAAAATAGAGATTGATTTATATGGTGAGCAAGCAACATTGCTCCGTGACATGCTTGATAGTGACAAGCATTGCATACATATCGTGCCTGTTGGTAGCGGCAAGACATTCTTAGCCAGCATAGCATTACCTATATTCGCTACTGACGTTCGCTATCACAAAAACAAAGATATAATATATTCAGCACCCACAGGTGCCATGATCAAGAGCCTCATATGGGAACCATTAAAGAAATCGTGCATCAATCATTTTAATTTGCGTGATGGTATCGATATCAATAACAGTGAGTTAACTATAAAGTTTCCTAACGGTATTTTCATACGCTGTAAAAGTGCAGAACAGCGTGAAAACTTACGTGGTCTAAACGTTGGCATATGGATCGCTGACGAAGCATCATTGTATACAAGTGATACATTGCAAGAGATCACAAATCGTTTGCGTCCTAGTGTGGGTCAACCCGACAGTCAAGGTAGATTGATCGTGATAAGCACACCCAATGGCACTGGACCACTGTACGACCTATTCAAGATGGCTCTTGAAAGGCCTGAAAAGTATATCGTACGGCACTATAACTATGAGCAGATGCGCAGTGGTAATCGTGATTACATCGATGAACAGAAACGCATACTCAGTCCCCTCAAGTTTGCGCAAGATTATCTATGCTCCTGGGAGAGCGTGGCTGATCAGTTTTATTATTCATTCGATATACACAAACACACAGTGGATGACATAATAGATAGACGTACTGACTTATACACTTTTCATGATTTTAATAAAAGGGTGATGACGGCAATAGTTGCACAAGTAATCGATGAAGGTTTGCCTACAGCACGATTAGAAGTGTTGAAGAGTTATGCAATCAAAGATTGTAGCACAGAAGGAATCGCTGATGCGATACGTCAAGACTTCCCAAAACGCAGACTTTATAGTATCATCGACATGAGTGGTACTCAAGTCAATCGTGACACGACTAGTCCATTCGGTGTCACAGATCGTATCATACTTGAGAAATATGGCTTCCAGATAGTGAATGGTCGCAAGAGCAATCCATTGATCTCAGATACAGATAATACTGTGAATGGATTCATCAACGCAGACAGATTACGTATCAAGAAAGATGACAAACTATTGATAGAAGCATTGACCACATATCATTTTGAAGATGGTAGTCGCAAGCGTTTAGTCAAGTATACTGAACAGAAATATGCACACATAGACGGATTAGGTGATTGCTTGCGTTATGGCATACATCATTTGTTCCCAATACAACATGAACAAACATTGAAAGAATATATAGGCATGGATCCAAGATATGCACGTATGAGTGATCCTGCAAACAAATATAAACCTGAGAGTCCATTGTATCCTGGTGGACCAAGTTGGGAAGACATCATCAATGGTGACGAAATAAATGAAGATTATCAAACATACTAAATAATAGTATGTCGGAGAACGAATCATGAGCAAATCAACTAAGAAAACAAATCAACCTATGCGTGAAAAGCGTCATTATAGGACTGCTAGCGCATATGAACGCATGATCAAGCGTGTCGATATACCAAAAGATAAAAGTAAATGCTGGTTATGGACTGGACCAGTGAATAACGCCGGTTACGGCATGATACGTGGAAACGACGGTGTACCTAAGATGATGACAGTTCATAGAGTCGCCGGTAAAGAAAAAGGTTTAGATTTAGAAAATCATGAAGTGCAACATACATGTTTGACAAAAAATTGCGTGAATCCTGATCACTTAGTAGAAGGTAATGCTAAGTCAAGGCATGATCGCGTAGTAGAAAAATATGGTAAGCATTTTCAAAAAGCCAAAGACCCACATATGACTTGTTTGCATTGTAATAGAACAGATCATGTGACATGGTTCAGCCGTAAACATAAGCATTGTTATCCAGGCATGCTTAATGAATACAGTAAATATTTAAACAAACGTGTATAAATAATAGATACTAGTATAGGTGACAATATGGACTTTGATATGATGGTCGAGATGTATGCAATCTCAAAATTTTACATACCACAAGATGATCATTATGATCTTGCCAAAGATGTCGTAAGATATCTTACCGACATGGGACACAGTGCGCAAGATATTGATCGTGCATTCGGCGAGTTTCCAGAAGTCATGAAAGCATTAGACGAATATAGCGTCTATACACAAGAGACAGAAGATGTGATGGACATGGATCCAGAAGAATATGCTGCCATGGAACAAGAAGAATATCTTGACGAAAAGTTCGGTGGCGATTATTACGAATATCTTGACGACAACGAATAATCGTCAACGGAAAAAAATATGAATGTACATGAATTAACTCATAAGAGTCCTATATACAACGCTGTCTATGAACAGATGTTAGCATACCAGTATGCATATCTAGGAGGACAGATATTTAAGACTTATGTGCGCAAGAAAAGACCAAGCGAAGATAGCAATCTTTATATCGATCTAGTAAACAATACAGTCGCACAACCTATCTGCCGTTATATCGTTGACACTATCAATGATGTATTGTTTGAGCCAGGCATCAAACGTGAATTAAAATTCTGCACACCAACAGGACAATATATCAATCCTGATAACACAGAGTGGGCACAACTGATGTTGCTTGATAGTGATCTACAAAACAGATCAATGGATAGTTTCATGGAACAAGTAGGTGACCTCACTAGCATCTATGGATATTGCTGGGTCTTTGTAGATATGCCTAAACAAGATGAAGGCAATCTTGGCAGACCTTATGTTGTCGCAGTCAATCCACTCAACGTATGGAATTGGGAATGGGAATGGTTCGGTGGCAAGCCAATGGTCAAGCATGTCAAAATATTAGAAGCCGAAGACAAAGACAATTATTATTTGAAGTGCTATCATCTTGGTACTGAC